GTTGTTGGATAGTCCATATTAACTCCTTTATTACGACACAGGTAATTGTAGCACAAATAAAAAGGGGTCCCTTTTGAGGACCCCTCCGACCGGGAAACTCCCAATCCTATTAGTAAGAACTAAACATTCCAAGAGGGTCAGACCAACCGAAGCTGTAACGCTCTCTTGATTTGTAGCGAACGTTGCCGGTGTCGAAGTCCCCGTCCATTGAATTTTGTAAAGCAATACGCTCAAAGTGCTTCATTCCGTTTGGCACGTCAGTTGTCAAGAACCATGTGTTGGTTGATGTCAAGAAGTGGTTTACGGTGTAGCCTTCAGGAATTGCTCCATTGTTCTTAATAGCGTTAATGTCGTTGTTGTTTGTACCAACGCGCAACTCTGTCTCTAAGAGGCGAGTAGCAACGAACATTAATGATGGTGGAACAATGAGTTTCTTAGGTCTAGCAGCGATCAACAAACCACGCTCATCTGTCCAACCAGCGATTTGAATAACGGCGGCTTCTAATGAAGTCTCGTTCAAATCAGCAGGAGTTGTGAATGTGTTAGCGTTTGTTGCGCCGTTAACTAAGGGGTGTGCTGTGGAGAACAAAGGTTGGTTGTCGCCACCAACAATAGATGCGTTGTATCCATTGTTTAAAGGAGAAGCGGCTTTAACCTGTTTTGTGTACGCCATAGCGCGGGCAAGAGCCTTGGTATAACGTGCTGACAAAGAGTCATACAAGTTATCTTCAATCGCTTCTTCAGTGATTGAGAATCCAAGAGCAATTGTTTCGTGGTTGTAACGAGCTGTCCATGCTTCCTGTGCATTGTCATAAGCAAGAGCGGCGCCCTCGTTTTTAACTGGTGCAGCAGAGAAACCTGAAAGTTTCGTTTCTTCTTCAAAAGAACGCTCAGAGGTTTCTGTTTCGTAAATCTCTTTGTGCTCTTCGCCGTATCTTGCATACTCTAAACCGAACAGAGCGTTCAATCCAGGAAGCAACTCTTTCAATAGTTGTGCGCGTGAAATAGCCATTTATATGCTCCTTAATTAAGCTGCTGTTGCGTTCATGTACGCATGGTAACCAAAGTTCCACTGAACTTGGACTTCTGGATAACCAACAAAAGATATAGCTGATCCTGCTGGGACTGTAACTGAAGCAGACAAAGTAAGTGTTGTGCCTCTGATGTTAGTCAATGTCAAAAAGTTACCTGCCAATGCGCCAGTAACGCCTGGAATGATCACCTGCATACCGGGGCTAATAGCTGTATTAGCTGCAGTAATTGTCAATGTTGCGCTAGAAGAAGTTGCTGTACCGCTTGTGGCTGTAACAGTAACTGCTGTGTCTGGAACTACGTTAACAACACGGAAAGGTGCGCTTGAAGTAATACGAGTATTACCTTGTGTACCAGAAGTGATAGCACCACCAGTTAAACCCATTGCTGAGTCACCTGTGTTTGTGTTACCAGAAGCTGATCCACCGTTAGAACCGTTTGTTACCAAGTACATGTTAGACCCAATGAAAGATGGGTTTACATAACCAATAGTAGCGCCAGGTGTGTTAGATACAGAAGTGCTCTGTGTCAATACAGCGGCTTGGAACACAGCTAAAGGATCATCAACAACATAGCCTTGCAGACTGTTAGGTCCATAAGCGGCGTTAGTGACGGTGTTAGCAGGGTAGTACTGTGCACGTACTGTTTGGCTCATTGAGTTGATGTATTGAGCACCAACAAAAACACCGATAGTACCAGCAACAGCTGAAGATGCTGCACCGAGAGTTGTAACAACTAATGAACCACCACTTGCTGTAACAACGTCACCGTCGAACAAGTTGTAGCCATAGCCAGAAGCGATAGGAATGAGTCTGGTAGAACCAGAAAACACTCTACCACCTGACAGACTTACAGGCTTTAAGCCGTAAGCTGCGGGAACGATAGGATATGCCATTTAAAAACTCCTAAGTTATTTAGAACCGTTACCAAAAACACTACCTCTGGTACTTGTTGACTGGCGTTCAGAAAACAAAGTAGCCATACGGGGGTCTTGGTTTTTCAAGAAATTATTATCAACTGACTCCATCTGTGCTCTATTTTGTCTTTGATAGTATTCGTCCATAGCTTCTACGCGTTCTGTTGGCATTTTGCAAAGCATCAAGCCACCAATTTCTACGTTTCCACTAGCGTTACCTTCAAGCATAAGCTCAGGATGATCCGCCGCCTTGACTGGTTCCCAGCCATCTCTGCGCTTTTTTGACACGTTAGTTGGGTCGGCAATGCTCATAACATGCGTCGCAATCCAACGGAAAGACATTCCAGGAATGGGGGTTGGGTCAGGCAGTTTGCTCGATGGTGTGTACACATATCGAACATTCTTGTCACGGGTTGTTAAATCACGGGGGGTACGGTTATCAGCCATTTTGTTTCTCCAATTTTAAAACTTCTGCAGCATACACTTTAGGATCCATCTTGAATTTCTTTGCCAACGCCATTTGCGTGGTTGTAAGTTGAATCTTCTTTGTTCCGGAAGACCTGCTTGTTGGCGCAGTTACAGATGGTGTTTTTTTACTTGGAGTCTCAGACGATACCGCTGCCTCTCCAAAAACATCCGGAAAGGTCTTTTTTATGCGAGAGTCAATAGTCTCGTAATACTGATCTGAGCGAGGATCAACCCCGGAGTTGACTAGTTTTTGGTGCAGTCCTAGTGCATAACTGGTAATTTCTTCAAATCCCTGTGCCCCAAACCACTGGTTTTTAGCTTGCCAGCGCAAGGTTTTTTCGTCTGGTTGAACAGGTTGGACTTGTTGTTGCGAATATACATCTTCTTTTTCAACTTGTAAAGGGGCCGGTCTATAATTTTTTACCGACTCCACTCTCATTTTGGCTTCAGTCAATGCTTCTTGAGCAGCAATAATAGCGTCTGTATCGAACGCTTCTTGTGCCGCTTTATACTCACGTCTGGCTTTGTCAAGCTCTGCTTCTGCAGCAGTCTTAGCCATCTGTGTTGTTTGCTCACTACTTGAGTTTACAAAACGTTTTAAGTTGTTGTTTTCTTCCAACAAACGCTGTGCAAGTCTATCAAGTTCTTGGCGTTCACGAAGCGCGGCTTCTTTAGCTCTACGTTCATCATGTCTTGCGTGTGTGAGTTCTTTAATTCTTTCTTGTGCACCCTTTGTGTACTGATTAATTTCATCATCAGTTGGGTCTTCTACCTCACGATCAAGTGGTCTGCGACCTCTGTCTCGTTCAGGTGTGTCGTCGACGATCTCAATATCTATTTCATCGTCGTGTGTACTTTCTACCTTTATCTTTTCTTCTGTTTCGATTTCATCAGGGAATTTGAAATCTTCGCCTTTAAATTCTGCCATTGTTTTTCCTTTTAAGCACGGGTTATTCCGCGGGGATCATCTACAACACCGTCTACTTCATCATCATTGATGAACCTGAATTCGTTGCCGTAAATTTTGAAACGCGTACCTGCATAGGTACGAACCATAATGAAGTCACCTTCCTTGCACCAAGGTCCACTAGGGAATTTGGTTTTGTCTGCGTACGCATCTGGACCAACTTTTAAAACAAACAACACAGTGGTTGCGTGTTCTTCTTGTTTGGCGTAGAAGTCAGGACGCTCAAGATCTAGCTCAGTACCGTCAATCTTTTTAGAGACCTGGGGTACGCTACACAAAAGCCTGTACCCGGATGGGTTAGGCAAAAGTGTTGGCTTGTCTTCGTCTTTTTCTGGTGGTTTGGTAATTTGTTCAATTACTTCCACCGTGGGCTTGAGCTTTAAATAGTCTGGAAGTACAAGTTCACTCATCTGATTTTTCTACCTTTTCTAGCAGGTCAAGTAATAAACCCTCTGCGATGGCTAGACCCGAAATCACCCCACAGAGTTTTTGATATTGTTCAAAAGATGCGCATTGACCTGTTGCCATGTCGTCTGCGTAATCGTTCATTTGTTTGCGTAATTGTTTGCGCAGCGCGTCTGCGAAGTTGGCTATCATTTTTTAGGTTGTTCCTTTGGTGTTTTAGCGG